ACTAAGTCAGCAATCAAAGAATCATCGGCGGAGGTATCAACCCTCATCCAGGCCTTAGCATCGGCCGTACTTAGTACATCGGTTGATACATTTGTTCCGGTATCAACTGTGCTGAAAGTGAATGGCCCGGTTTTACCTTTGAATGGCGTTTTAAGCATTGAGTTCCTCAACTAGTTTTGTGGCTTTGTACTTCGGAAGCCGATCGATGATTTGGTTATTCTTTTTCACGTAATACATCGTCTTTGTATTTTCGTCTTTCTCCATATACGCTTTGGCTTCTTTCGTATAAGCTCGTTTGTCCTCTTTCGTTTCGTATGCTAGCCCTTTGTATAGAAGCTCGGTAATTGATGTTTTGTCTAGCTTCAAGGGATCATTCTTTTTGATGCGTTGGTTTTTATGGATAAAACTTCTTCTAGCTCGGTACATAATAGTAAGATTTAATGAGAAGGATGGAGCGGAATCGAACCGCTCCAAGTTCCAAACATCCTTATGGTAATTTAAGAATTACCTGCATTCGTGATGGCAGTTGTAAAGTTACCAAAAGCACCTGCGTTAGGTAGGTACGTTGGTAAAGCCAAACGGCCTGCAACTTGTACGGTAACTAAGTCTTTAACCGCGTTGTCTTGATCTTGCTCGTAGAAACGAACGGAGACAGACTCACGATCAAACAAGGTACATAGTTGCGCGAAGTCAGCCACTAAGAAGTCATCCGCATCTCCATCAGTGTCGTTGATTGCGTTAGTAGCAATTACTGGAACACCTAAGATAGAAGGAACGCGAGTTCCAAAGATAACATCTTGAGGGAATATGTAACGGCCATCAGCATCCTTGTTACGGATCATGTCGAAGTATCGAGATACGGACATCATTACCGCAGAAGGCTGATAGTTACGGTTACGGATTTGCTTGATAGCTTCTAAAAGTACATCGTACTCTTGAGCATCGGCATCGCCAGTATATTGGTCAAGCGCGTAATCGGTAGAGGTTACAGTAAGACCGTAAGTTGAGTCATACAAGTTGTACGCATCCTCTTGCTTCATGTACTTTTCCATACCACGTAAAGAGATATGAGAAGCTAGACCGGCAGTATCATTAAGAGCCTCTTTAGACACTCGGAAGTGAGCGGAGATTTTCTCAACAACGGCATCAGTCGCTACCAAGTCAAAATCATTCTGTCCGGAAGCATCGCCTTCGGCAGTTACACCAGTATTATCTGTGAAGTTGGTTTCTTTGATATAGCGGATTTTGTCCGAGTTAGTAGTACCAACCGGTAGGAACTGTCGCACGTGAACTCGTCTTTCCGGGTCGAATTTGAATCCTGGAACGTAATCAGCAGGAACAACATCGCCAGTATAAGCACCTGATTCAGTGATAACTGCTTTGGTGTCCATAGTAAAGCCCGAAATCTGTCCGGCCTTGAAAGCCTCGATTTGGTCTTTTTTGCTTTCTAGTCCTTCAGCAAGAATGCTCTTCAATGATAATGGCTTGCTTCCACCGCCTAGACGATTGTTGCCTTTCTCGATTGCTTCGATTCTTTCCTTTTGAGAGGCAATTACCTCCTCAAGGTTTTTGATTTCGCTCTTGGTAGCTTCATCAGCTTCGCCAGAGAGTTTAACTTGCTCCTCGAGAACGTTGTAACGGTTCTCAAGTGCTTTGGTTTGTTCGGCTAGTCCATTCTTTACAGAAGCCAAGCCCTCTTTTAATGTGTTTTCGATGTCCATAATTTGAACTCCTTTTCGATTTCTAGTTGGTTGTTGAATTGTTTGAATATAGCATCCAAATCGGCTTCATCCTCTTGAGAAGTGATTGGCTCGGCTTCCATCGTATGAAGTGATTTCGTGAATGATTCCTCAAAGTTCTTGATGTGCATTTCTATCAGCCCGAATGTTTCATCGGTATAATCGCCGGTATAAAATGCCTTGCTTAGTTTCTTGTATTGGTCGAGTTGGTCGGCCATTGAGCCTTTAGCCATTCCGCCTTTGGCCATCTCATTTGCTCCCCATGTAACGGTTGAGCCTTCCCACATCTTAACCTCTCTCACAATGTACGCCTCATCCTCATTGGAGTAATCTCTTTGTACAAAATTAATCCCAACCGAATGCTCGGTTAATACACCATCTCGGTATAATTTGAGAACATCCGTTCCGAGTTGCGTATCGGTTATGGCCGTTCTAAAGAACAATCCCTTCTCATCCTCTACTAACATACTAGGCTTGCCCAATACTGTCAATGGATCGTGTTGATAAAGGTGCATGATACGCCCTTTACCGTTTGGGCCATTCTCTTTTATTGTCTTAGTATAAGCTCCAGGCATGATAATATCGCCGTCGGAGTCTTTATAGTCGAATACTGAATAGTACCCCTCAATCATACGGCGCTCAACATCGACATCTTTAACAATGCCGGCTCTCTTTGTGATAAATGGATTCATACTTTTGATTGGGTTTATTTTCGTTAATGTGGACATTCTATGCCCTGCATATACATCGGTTTCCTCTCCATCTCGATAAATCTGTATAAGTACCGCCGGATCATCCTCTGTACCGGTAATCGTAAACGCAGAATTTGGTACATCAATAGTGCCATTGGTTTCAATCTCTACAACCTTTCCTCTTGCTCGGCCTCCCGATGAGTTCCAGGAAACAAAATCTCCCACGTTTAATGATTCCGCCTTTAACATCTTTTCCTCATCGATTTGTTTTGATTTTTGTATTGCCCAATCTACACCCGAAGTACCACCCCAAGCATCCCACATCAAACCACCGCATCCCTCATCATAGGGAACATCCTTGTGTTGCCGATGCCGGTTAAATGAGGCCATACGTTTAACGACATCCTCCGAGATTGCTTCACGATTAGCAAGTTGCGTTGCCCTTCTCCATCCCACCGGAGTTCCGCATCCTTTAGGATTCCCGGATTCCTCCTTGTACTTCAAGGCTCGCCTTGCGTTATTCGATGCGCTCTTTGGATAATCGGTATAACTCATTCAATACTTTTTGTTAAAAATACGGATTTTTTACGTTATTTTACAATTACCCTTGATATATTCCCAAAACCATTATATAAACGCTATGGATGATTTATTTGAGAGAGTAGAGGAGCAACTAAAAAATAATTGGCCGGTATCAAAAGAGGATATTGAGGAACTTCTCAATCTTTCTCGTATCGCATCGCATATACTCGATCGGCTTGTTGATTCTGGTCAAGCTTTCCAATCTCTTCGTGATAAATAGTACTCTTGTTTTCGAGGTGCTGAATCCATCCCTCTCTGTGAGATAGGCATATAATTTTCATGCCCTTCTTGGCTATCTCTTGGCCGGCCATTATATCCGACATTCTTTTATATTCCCACTCTTTTATATCGAATTTAATATCCTTTGTGTTGAAAGCAGAAACGCCAGTACCCGGAATATCCAACTCATAATCTCCATTGACATTCCCTAGACACCGGTACACCAAATGCCCTCGATAGTAGTCTAATCCGTAGCCTAGTAGTTTCCGGCCGTGAAAGGTTATCCAAGCACCGGGATATTTCCTCATTCCCTCTTTGATTGTTTCCACGTAGTCCGGAGGATAGATCAAGTCATCATCGCAAGAGAGGTAGATACCCTCACTCTCCGGAAGCCAATAGAATTTTGAGTTGTCGGTATAATCTTTTCCGGTAAACACTTCGGCATCCTTGACATCCGGAACGTAATCGTTGGCATATACCCGAACGGTATCAACTTGATGCTTTAGTGAGTCGATTACACCTTGCAAGGTATAACGACGTGATTTAATCGTTGCTAGGTTGGCGGTTATCATATTTCCTCCGTATCTCTTTAATGGCTCTTATTCTGCGGATAAAGTTATCGGCATTTTTGCGTGATGATTTTTGCTCATTGTGTATTCTGTAATGATAAGTAACTTCATCGAGATAGCCGAGTTTAGCGCCGTTTAATAATAGATTTAAATGATAATCGTACTCCTCTCCAGTCCATAAAGACTCATCCCATTGCACCTTTCTCCACTCTGTTCGGTACATACAAGTACCTCCAAATATGTGATTCTTTTTCAGTAACCGAGAGAATGGTATATCCGTTATTTGAGGCTTTATAATCCTTGTTAAAGACTTCCGGAAGGTCATTCCATTACTATGTATGAAATCAAATCCTTTCATTGCCTGGAGTCGTTTTTCTATACTATCCTTTGGCAGTATATCATCATCGCATAAGTACACCCAATACTCCGTTGAGCATTGAGCAATAGCCTTGTTTAAGTTATACCCAACATTATTCTCGGATTGACTAAGTAGTATCTCACATTTGTATGTTTGACTCTCTGCCGATTGGATAGCCTCTTGTAAATAGCCTCTGTCCTCTACAAATGGAATAATGATGGTTACGCTCATTATTATTTAAAACAAAGGTTGTTGAACATTGTCGTAATTTGTTGGCATATTACTCCAAATTGCTTCAGTTGTTTTATAAATAGAGCCTTGCATTTCTTTCATTGGCTTAAAGTCTAACCAATCTGCTTTTGTATTTTCACACACAATCACTTGACCTGACCTAGATTTGCACCATTCAGCTAAATTTTTAAAATCAATGTTCTTGTTGCTTTTAATATAATATTCTCCGCCGAATTGATATGGTGGATCAATAAACCACGTTGCTTCTTTGTTTTTTAAATCTTTGTAATCTCCTAATAATATATTCCAATGCTTTATTTTAAATAAGTTTTGCGCTATTCTATTCTTTTCTGTGGATGTCATTTTATAGCCATAAGGTGATGCTGTTTTTCTCGGAGAATTAACACCACCTTGTATAATAAAACCCGTTAGCCATTTTGCCTCATCGCAATCAAAATTGTAATTATCTATTGTTTCGCCTTTTTTTAACTCGGGCAATGCAAGAATATCCTTTGGACTACATTGTTGCAACCACTTCCAAATTTTAATTAGTTTTTCATACTTATCTACAATAGTAACATCTCTATCAAACCATTTTAAGGCATACCTTGCAGAGCCGGCAAATGGCTCTATTATCTTATCAAATTTTGGCGATGGATATAAATCAACAACCTTGCTTTTACTTCCGTAATATGACCACATAATTTTAACTATTAAATAATTAATGAACGCTCATTCCTGGCTTTGTTCATAGAGTTCTATTTTAAATCCAATGTAAAAAGTGAACAAAGCAAGTCCGAGCCTCCAATCAGCCCAAAAAGCAAGGCCAAGAGTTAAAGCGTAGCAAAAGAGTCCAAAGTATTTCATACTAAAAGATATTATAATGGCGAATAGTCATAACTATTGGTTAATTAGAGGCACTTTCTTTCTAAGTTCCGGATGCATCATTGAGGGATGGTTGCCGTGTTTTACTAATGACTTTTTAGGTATATACATCGGAACGAGGTTGATAAAAAATTGCGTTGATTGATACATACCCACTCCGGAACTCATATCGGGATTATCGAAGCGTACCGGATCTACTGGAGGCATTGTAAAATCTAAAACATTTAACGCCGAGCGGTTGCAATGATAACCGCAATCGGTAAAAGATACTTGGATGGATGGAATGCCGTAAAATTCTTTCTCTACCGGCTTGCAAGCGATAAAACATTGTGTCCTCCCATCATTTAAAAGATTGTACGCAAATGGAGTATCTTGTTTGAATCTCGATAAGGTTTCCCACTCTACCGAATGGAAATCATCGGCTAGAAATGTAAAGTACTCATCATCGGAGGCTTTGCACCTTTGGAGAGCATAATGCCAATTCGCCCAAAATCCCCTCCTTCCTTTGTGGTTGAGTCTATGAAACTCACATTTACCCACAAATGGCATCGCGTCAAAGTCCGAACCATCGTCTATGACAATCGGCTTCTCTGGGCATTCCTCAATCAACCTTTCTAGCATCTCCGGCCGGTTGTATGAGAATATGACTATCATTCTATTTCGGTATCTAGCACTTGATACGTCATTGTGCATCGGCAGTTGATAGTATTGCCAGGAGAGCCTGCCCTATCTCCAGGATGTTGAAGGTACTCTCCGCTTACGTTGAATGCTTGGTCCAATGGGATGCCTTTATTCTCATCCATTGAATAGTGATCGAATACATCCTCCGGATTGATGCCTCTTGTTCTATTGTCGCGAGTAGCTAGCCAAAACTTTTGCATTGGGAAACCGGTTTCTTGCGCTCCCATCAAAGAGCCGGCATTGGAGGCTCGGATGATTTCCGTTCTACCTATAAGCTCGGCGCGCCGTTCCGATACTGAGTAATTACTCATCAGTTCATTCTGAAACTCTCTTATGCTCAATCCCTCGACGATGGCCCTTTGTGCAATCTCTCTAATACTTCGCTCGGTTGTACCAGTCATTAAATCCGATAAATCAATGACATTATCATCGAACCATCTGCTCACCCACTCATCCCAATTTACCTCCGTTTTATTGGCTCTCTTGGATAAATCCGAATAAGTATCGCGAGCAAATTGTTTCATTACTCTCGAGTACACATTAAACATCGCATTCTCAATCGGCGCTCTATTTATCGTGTATTCGGCCGATAATCCGCTTTGCTTTACTTGGTCGAGGTATTCGTTGGCTTGGGCTTTTAACGCTCGGGAGAACTGTGATTTGGCGTATTTACTGTACGATGCTCTTTTACGATCGATTGTTTTCCATGTCATTACTTTGAGCTTCTCTTTTCTGTACTGAGAGCTACAAATGGCAATGGCTTGCTCTTGCGGAGTTCCCTCATCAACCACGAACCGGATGCACCGGCTCATAAAAGAACCCTCCGCCTCGTTAGGCTTTGGAGTTGGTATTGGCATAATCTTGTTTCAACCGCTTAATCTCTTCCTCTGTCATTTCAAAGGTTGTATCTGGTATAAGGTTGGCCGGTATGTATCGCGCCTCATCTCCTATTGGCTCATAACCCATTTCGATTCTCTTTTCGTCTAGTGTAAGCCACCACGCCTTTTCTAACCAATCAACTTTTTCGCTTGTTTCTTGACCTATCGCATCAATGCTTTGAACGTCAAAATCAAGGTGATATTTTTTATTCGTGAATCTCGGTACAATGGAACGATTCATCTCGGCGAAATCCCTCACTAAGGAAGGAATGACATTGTCCATATACAACTGTTTCCTTGACTGTTCCTTGTTTGCGTTGGTTTTATTGTCCGGATCGTTTAGTAATTCACTAGGAAAGTTGAACACATTACATACATCTCTCTGCGACATCTTACCACTTTCTAGTATCTCCAAGTCAACCGGAGGAATACCGAAAGCTTGGAAGCCTAGTTTTGCACTTGATACGAGCCAGGATTTGTAATTGTCTGGGCCTTGCATACTTCTCAAATAATGCTCTAATTGTGAGCGTTGTTCCTCTGTTAGTCTGTCAATATCCGGATCGTCAGGAAATACGACTCCACTCGCTCCACCATTACGGAATGCCTTACTTAGTGCATTATCCCCATCATTACCCAATCGGATGGAGTTACGCGCCGACTTGAGCGGACTCATACCATACAAGTGAGAGCCTACTCCATCATAATCAGGATTCCAGTATTTCCAATGCATTACACTATCAGCCTCTAGCCTTTCTCCGGAATATCCGTACACATCTAGGATGTAGGCTTTGACTAGACTCTCATACGAAGCATCAGCAATTAGCTTGGTGAACTGCGAAGGCATTACCCACATCTCCCCAATGCTTCCATCGCCCAACTCTACAAAGTGAGTATATCCGTTTCCGGTTATAAGCTGAAATCCCTTCATATTCTCGTACCATTCAGGATAGCCCTGCAATGGGTTTGGTTGATGTATCAGCTTGTACAAAGGATCTCTATCATCCAATACATCCTCGAAGGCTTGCTCTTTTAATTCTAGAGCGTAATCGATATTCTTTTGTGTTGCACCGTTACGCATCGCGTATTTCATTGAGCGGTATTGATGCGCTTTTTTTACATCCTTAACCTCGTGGACTACTGGAGGAACGGCGGAAGCGGAGCGAGTAATCCCATTTACCACCGCATAGACATCCGGATTGTTAGAATAGGCATCCTCAACATATCCCTCTTGCGTATCGGCGAAGGAAATGGGCATTCCGGATTGATAACGAAACAACTGTCTATTGAGCCGGTTGTTTAAGCGTTGTTTTTTGAAAGGGATTAAATCGCTGAAATTCATTTGCAAATGTTTTGATACAATTTAACAATTTTTTACGAGTTAATAAATAAAGAAACATAAGCCGGTCAAAACCTATGTAGCATACAGAGATACAATGAACTATATTAAATCAAATTGCAGTTTCTTGCGCCGGAGCTTGTCGGTTAGTGCATAGCGTATCGCATCGATGCCGTGATTGAAATCGTCAATCGGTTTGTTCGTTGCTTGGCCGTGCCTATCCTTCGCCCAAATATACGAAGAAAATTCCTCAATTAAGTTTTTGCTTGATGTATGAACCACGATCGGGTATTCATTCATTCGTTGGATGCCGTACATAATCGAATCCTTTCCCTTTTGCGCCGGAGATACCCATAATCCCTCACGCTTGAGTTCCTCGATGCTTTTAGGCTCGGCGCTATCGGCTATTATTTGCTCCGTTATACCTGAATCCTTTATCAAACGGCTAATATCTTGGTTGGTGAGGCCTTTCCGGTAAATATGCTCCTTCGCGTATAACTTGCCTCCAGAGAGCCGGACCTCGATTAGCGTTGTCGGATCATTTGTAAAACCAAAGTCCATTCCAAATACTCTCCACTTGTATTCCTCCGGCCATTCGCTCGATGTTTGAAAGTTGGGAAAGATAAGCCCTTCGAGCCTGCCTACTTCACCCATTCCGTACACTTTCCACCGGTATTCGTTGGCCGTACCTCTCTTGATATTATCGGGAGTTGGCTCATAGGATAATATCTTATCTTTGATGGCCGGCGCAATAAACTCATTATCCCGGAAGGTTGTTACATTCCACTCGACATCCTCCCGGCCCTCTAATTTATCGTGCGCCCAAAATCGAGCCGATGGGTTAAAGTCTAGTATTGTTTGCTTTGTGGTCCTTATGTTGATTTGCTCAAAAATACCGTACTTAATCGCGTTGGCCTCGTTAAAGAATGCAATTGTCCTTTTACCACTTCGAGCATCGTACTCATCTTGGAATGACTTAAACTCTATTATCGATCCGGAAACGGATTCAAAGATACGATCGGACTTGTTCTCATACGGCCAATATAGTTTTAGTTCGGGAGTGTTGGCTAGTATTGTCTTAGCATCTCGATACGCGCCGGACTTTAGATTTGGTACATCCTCCGCGATAACTGTGATGGTTTCTTTATCCTCTGCTCCCACCATTAAGAGATGTTGGAGTATCGTGTAAGTTTTCCCAGAGCTACTTCCGCCTTGTTGTACGTTGATGGGCTTATTTTTTAGGAGGCTTTGATGAACCTTTCGATTCATCCCCATCTTGAACATTTCCATATACAACCTCCAATTTTGGGAGTTTAACCTCTCCACTATGTTCTCGGTATTCCATCGCTAGTGCCTTTCTCTCATCATTTGTTGCTAGTAGCTTATATAGAGCCAGGAGTCCGGCCGGAGCTTTACTTTGATGCAGTTTAGAACGGATCGATACCTTTGTACGCATCGCGTTTTTATTGAGCCTTTCTTTTATAGTTTCATATCTTTCAGAACCAGTTGGAAAGAAGCGATAAAATGAATCGTGTGAGATGCCCAAATAAGCATATACATCAGAAACAAAGAAAAGAGTATTCTCCTCAATGTCTTTTAATGCTTGCTCATAAAGTTTGTCGGTATCGTAGGCCATTATTTAAACACGGCTTTTACTGCTCCCTCTACAATCGAGAGGATTTCGGCTTTGGTTATCTTTTGACCGGCATCGCTTGCCTCATCCGTTGCTTTGATGAGTTCTTCCGATAGGTACTCAACTAATACATTGAGTTTGGCTTTGATACCTGGCCCGGTTTTGAGTAGGCCAAGAGCGAACATACCTACAAGGCCAATGACATAGATTGCAAATTGTACGATAGTGAGTTCTGTGAATTCCATTTCGAGTAATTGTCTTATGCCCGCAAGATTAATCCCGAGAGCCGTTGCGATTGTTGTTATGAGGAAATATACTAATTTTTGGAATGGATTGATATTCCGGAGTTTTTTCTTAATCCGGGAAGGGAGGGAGCGTTTAATCGGAGGGAGGGGAGTTTCTTTTACTGCGCGTAAATTGATGTCGAGATTGTGAAAGCATTTTGTATCAGAGCAAAGATTTAAATCGTGATAATGATCCTTGCAAAGTTTACATTTGCTCACGCTCGATTTTGCCTTTTTTGTATTCATTGTATGCCTTCACTAACATATAGATACCGACGCAGGTTGCCGATACGATGGATGGATTGATTAGTACTTGTTCCGCTATCGTTCCCTCTATGGTAGAAAGCGCCCACGTTGTAATTGTGCCGAATATGCCGAAAATTGCTTTTGAGTCGATTATTTGCATAGTGAATTGTGTTTAACATAATTTACAACTTTTTACAATCTATCGAAAGTGTATTCTCATATTCTTGGATGCTTTTGAATATCTGATAAACAACTTGAGGCACTATTGCGTTTCCGTATCCTTTGATTGATTCTCTTCTCCATTTTGGAAAGGTAATTCCGTCCAATCGGGAGGGAAGCCCATCATTTCCGCCACAAATCGGGGATTGAGTTGGGAATTGCTCCCAGTTTTTAATTTCACAAAATTCGGAAGTTGATATTCGTGAGTCATCTTGTTTCCGTTCTTTCCTTGCAAGTGATCCATCGAGTTTGCTCCTTTGTAATCTCGAGTGCAAGGAGTCGGAAGCATCCCATACGCCTCCCAACTCCCTGGATTCACATACTCCCTCAAATTGCTCGGTGCAGTCCTGCCCTTCCTTGCGCCTTGGGCTATCCGCTCCATCGCTTCGCCCTCCCTCGGTGGCAGGGTGTCCATCGTGTTTGGAGTCGGAAGCAATCCCATCGCTAGATAATTCTCTAAATACATCGCTCTTTTCATCCCTCCGTACTTCTCCTTTCTCTTGAGTGTTTTCTCCTTGTTGGTTTCTCTTGATTGCGCCATCGGAGTAGGCAACAAACCAGATTCGATCTCTTCTGTGGGGAGCGCCAACACCGCAAGCTGGAAGTAAGAACGATTGTACTTCGTACCCTTCAGCTTCCAATTCAGAATGCACCTCCTCGAATACCAATCCATCTGACCAATTAACAAGCCCACGAACGTTCTCGCCAATAACCCATCTCGGCCTAATCTCTCGAATTGCTCTAAGCATCTCCGGCCAGAGATGTCTATCATCCTCCTTGCCGAGTCGTTTGCCTGCTGATGAGTAGGGTTGACAAGGGAATCCTCCTGTGAGGATGTCGATTCTATCTCGCCAAATAGTGAAATCTGTTTCTTTGATGTTGCCATACGATTCGGCCTCCGGCCAATAATGTTTAAGTATTTTGCGAGGAAAATCCTCCCATTCACAATGGAATTTATTATCCCATCCCATCCATTCAGAGGCTAAGTCGAAACCTCCTATACCCGAAAAGAGTGATCCGTGATTCAATCTAACACCTCGACAAGCGACTGCAAATCTATGCGCTCCCATTTGACTGTATCTTTATCGGAAACAAATAGATGCTTTCCGGAGTATTTTTTATCGATGTGAAAACCTCCGTATTGAAACAACTCTCCTGGAGGATAGTAGCATATCCGGTTAAAGTTTGGGTTTGAATAGAGAGCGAGGAGTAAATAAAGAAAGTTACTCCCACCGATGAGCGATGGCCTCAAGTCTATTGCTCCTGCGCCGTTGAAGTAGTGTTGGCTTGAGCCTTTCCCGAATCGAACGGAGTCGGTTATCTTGATGGGGAAGCCTACTAGAGAGCGCACCTTATCAAGCTCATCAATCCAAGTTTTAATCTTTGGGATGATGTTTCTATCGGCTATTTGTGGATGATCGAGTTGCTCATCTTTTATAAACTCGGTTAAATTGAAATAACTCATTTCTCCTTCTCCATTAATAACATTACGGCTCTCACCACTTGAAAACTTGCGTACTTTGCTTTACCGGATCTAAAATAATGCAATCGGCTCATAGTTACTCCGGTTTTTTGCATTACTCTTGTGAGGTTTTGATTTTGTAGCCAATCCCATACCTCTTGCTCTTCTTTCATTGCTTGTGTCATTGTTCTGTTATTTTAATTCACATTTCATTGTGGCAATGCTTACACCAATAGCCATCGTAAGTTTTTTTTGGTTCAGGGCATCCACAATTAGTGCATACTAGTTCTTTGTTTTTTTCTATTAGTGATTCTACCAAATCGCATATCTCGTCTTGCTTCGCTACTGTAAGCCTTATATCTCCAAGCCCTAAATGATTTTCTTTACTCATCCTTAGTTCCTTGAAGCAATCTCTAATACTCCAAGTACTTTTTATGATTTCCTTTGGTCGGTTGTCTATTATTTTACCTTTAGAATCTTC